CTGACCTTGAATAAGACTGGTAATCTTTTTAGTGAACTTCGCCATTTACTAGTAAGCACTTGTTGTCGTGTAACCAACGCCAGCGTCTGAACTTCCTGCGACAAAAGTATCTTTTTCAACCGAGATATTTGAATTAGCAATATCTAATTCTAAAATTTGGTCTCTAACTGGTACAATGTCTTTTGAAGCTGGTTGGACGGTTAACTCTATAAGACTTGAAGCGCTCCCCCTTATATTTGAAATTGTAGTCACCTGTAATGAATTAATTGTTATAGCGCCAGTACCATAATCTATTGTACCTTGTGTTGAGTTTGTATAAACTCTTGTTGCACCAGAAAAATAATATCTTCTAACATTACCTTCACCATCATCATCTAAAAATTGTTCCCAAGTACTTCCTTCTACTTTAAAACCTGTTGATGATAAAATACCACCACCAGCAGCATTATGTCCACTATGTGGATTATATAATGCGTTTCTAAAGTAAACATTATATTTTAATGAACTATTTAAAGTTGGTACTAAATCTTTTCTTATTTTTAAAGTTGTTATGTTAGATAAGATTGAACTATCAACATCATCAATTAACTTAGCAACTTTACTATGTCTGAATACACTATCAAATTTTTGTAGTGTAGATGTATTGTAATTTGTTAATGCAGTTATGACTTCTGCCTTTAATGTATTGGCGTCTTTAGTAGTTGCAGAAGAATTAAATTTTGCAGTTGTTAATAATATAATACTTGTTGTTTCTGGGTCTACAATTACTGGAGTTACCGAAGCAACATTATATTCTTTTAGTTTATTAATAATATCTGCTTTTGTTTGAGTAGTTAAAGTAGAACCACTAGCAGCTTTGATTGCAATTTTAACCGTACCATAAACTGGTACCTCATCATCTTCTCCACCCCAAGCACTTACAGCTAAAGCGTTTGGATATAAAGATATAACTTTTGTTTCATAATCAGAAGTGGTTACTGCTCTATCTTGTGCTGAGAATTGTAAAGGAGCATTAAATCTAATACTCTCTTTTGATTCTGCTTCACTACCACCTTGTGATATAGAAGTAGTTGTTACCGTAAGATTTGAAAAGTTTCCAATATTACCTGCAGGTGTAAATGTTTTAGCACCATTTGATAATGATTTGTTGGTAACAATATAATCCATTATAACAATATTACCATTTGATAATTTCTTACCAAGTACACTATCTCCAAAGGTTACGCAAAACTTACCTGTGTCTGTTTCACTTAAAAAATAAATTGCAGAAGTATCAGTTAGTTTTGTTAAACCTGTAACCGAATTAAATGTTTCGGAACTTGTATCTGCTAAACTTGTTTGAACTTTTATTTTTAAAGTGGATACATCAGCGTCTACACTAGGTATATAAAATTTTTGGTCTGGGTCTTGTGTGTCTACCGTATATCTAAATGTAATTGGCGTACCTTCATATAAAGTTGCACTAGCAAATTTATATACACCATCAACAGGTGTAATTGTTATATCTTCATTGGTAACATAATTGTAAGCAGTACCATCTACAGAAGTTGTAAATGTTTGTCCTTTGTTCATTGTTAGAGTTGTTCCTGTTGCGTCATTAACAACAATGTCAACTGAAGCAGTTGGTGCTTTTACAGAAGACGGAGTATAACCTAACATTTTAGCAAGTGAAACTATATTTGCTCTAACATCAGCGGAGTCCAAATACATTTCATTTGCCAGCATATTAGCATTGAAACCAAGATAGTGTGTATTGTATGCTAGGGTATCTAATAGTACAGCAAAACCAGAACCTTCAAAATTATAGTCTGAAAATTCTGCTTGACTTTGTAAAAATATCTTTAAGTTTAATTTTAATTGGTCAAAATCTAATTCTGAAATATCTATCTTTGTGCTTGCCATTTTATTTCCTATTGTCCATCAAAGTAAGTTTTTGATAACTCACCTCGTTCTATTAATGTTGATATACTTGCTACAGCTTTTTTATACGGAGTTAGAATTGCACCATCAGCAAACATAGCTCCCCACAAGTAAATAAATCCTTGGTCATCTGTATTAGTAGTGGCTGCGTCAGTTTCAGATACGGAAAGAATTACACCACCAGCTCTAGTAGCATTCGCTGTAAATTTAACCGAACACCTATACCATCCATTACCTTCATCTGATATAGCAGCGACACTCGCAGCTGAACCAGGAGCAATAGAACCAGTTGTACCATTATCTAAATCAAACCATTGGGTAACTCCACCACCACCTGTTGACATAGTTTCTTTTAAAGATAAAAAATTTCTGTCAGTTCCTTTTTTTGCAAATACTGATACCATATAACTTTCAGCATTAACTACATTTAATGATTCCCAAGGAACTTGTATTAAACCATTATTAGTTTCTCCAGAATTTTGAGCAAGTTTATCCGCTGTAAGACTATCATCAGGAGCTGTAGTAGCATTCGCTGTTATGGTTGCTCTAAGCTCCGTCCAATAAGCGTTATCAAATTGTTCAGAATAATTAAGTAAATTTTGTTGCCCCTTTTTTCTAGTTCTAATATAAGTCGCTACGGTTGAACTATCTGCTTTAGTATATGTTCTTACACCACTAGCGATTACTGAATTAGCACCATCAGCTGAATCTGAATATGTATGTGATATAGTGGCGCTATTTTCATATTGCCAAACACTATTACTTCCTGGTACATCTACCCACGCCATATTATCTTAACCTTTGTAAATATGTTTCTACTACTATTGGAGTTTGTATACCAACAACATAGAAACTGATTTGTATATGGTATCTGTTTTCGTCTTCTTGTGGTTGAGCAATAACATTTACTATTCTTGCTCTTGGTTCAAAATTGACTAAAACTTCAACTACTTTTCTTTCTAAATTTAATGCTGTAAGAGGTGTCATATTCTCAAATAACAATGCTCTTACATCACTCCCTATTTCAGGATGAAAAGGTCTCTCATAATGATTTGTTTGTATTAAATTCTTTACACTTCTTTTTACAGCGTCTACATCTTGGAGTTTAACTACATCCGAGGTAACTGGATTTCTTGTAAAGTCTAAATCTAAATCAGAATATATCCGATTTACTCTATCTTTACTAGTTGAACTTTTTGAATCGTAGATTGCCATAACATCTATATTTATACTCTAATTCCTATCAACCAGCAAACACATTTGGAGAACCTGCTGCCACAGAAGTACATCCTGCTACAGCGTCACCTATTCTACCACAACCTTTAGTGTTAATGAATACCGTAGTACTACCAACTTCTATTGGTGCTTCGTGTGAAGGACAAGGTGCACCTGGTAACAAGTGACCTGTATTATTGTCGCCTTGTCTACTAACTGCTATACCATTGCAAAAGACATCGGGACTACCTACTGCTCTTGTCATTCCCGAACAATGGGGAACATCATCATCACCTATTCTCGTAACCGCTGGCATTCTCTCTCCATTAATTGTTTTAACTTGCCGTTAAATGTTTCTATTAATTTATGTTCTTCTTCTGTATGAGGTGGTGTTGGAAAATTGGGTTTAAAAGATATTACAGCACCAATTTCTTTTGGTATATCATCATAGTGGTCAAAGTGTAAAACTTCACTACCCATTTTTATTAGAAATTTCCCATCCATCTTATATTTATTAGGTTTTTTAAAAATTACATTTAAATTGCAACTTTTTTTGTGTCAACGCATAAATTTTTTTCCAATTTTTCTTGGAAATAGAATCATTATCTTCATTTACTTGAACTTTTGGGAACATTTCGCAATTTGTGAAGTTTCTAGCGCAGCTAGAGAACAAAAAAAGAACAAAAAACGCAAAAATCAAGGTTTTGGGGAATTTATTTTTTATCTTGCTCATTTTTTTGTTGACAAACCTCTTAAAATATGGTATTATTTATGAACTATGATTAAGAAAAAACTTAAAGGATTATTTTTTGTGTTTTTTGGTATATATTTTTATATATGGGCATTAATTAATCCTTTTTTACAATAAAAAGGACAAAATATGATACAAGTAAATAAAACTGCTAAAAACATTGATGATGGTATTAAATTTATGATAGACGCTATGGTTTTAGACTATAGTGGTTTTAATAGACATAATAAAGTTGATGTTGTAAGAGATAAGATGTATAATGACTATAAAAATGGATTTAAAATTACGAACGGTCTAAAATACATTAAGGTAACTAATGACGGTTCTGTTAAAGCCTTTATAGTTAAATCAGACAACGGTAAATTTAAAACTGGAGATATATTAAAACCTGCTGGTTGGAGAGCACCTGCTATGAATT